CTAAAGGAGGCAACACATGGAAGGTGATACCTACAAGGCACTCGTCGAGAAGATGGGTGCCCTCTACGCGGAGATGCAGGAGATGGTGGCAGGCATGGAGGGCGCGACCGAAGAGGACGCGGCCAAGATGTCGGCCAAGTACGAGGAGAAGAGCAAGCAGTACGACGCTCTCGCCAAGCGTCGCGACATGATCGCCGACCTGAACTCGCGCGCCGCCAAGAGCTCGCACGGCGTGGTCGTGGTCGAGCGTGAGGCTCCGGCCCGCGTCGAGACTCGCTCGTTCGCTCCGCAGATCGGCGAGCAGTACGAGGCTCGGTTCGCCGATTACCTGAAGAACGGCCACCGCCGCGACTTCGACACTCGCGCGATCGCCGCAGGCTCGGGCGACGGCCAGTACCTCCCGTCGGCCGGCTTCTACGCGCAGTTGCAGAAGAGCGTGGAACTCGAGACCGCGATCTACAACCTCTGCCGCAAGATCGATGTCGGCAACTTCACGACCAACTTCACGCTCGAGGGCGACTTCGCCTCGAGCGAACTGGACACCGAAGGTTGGGCCGGCGAAGCGGGTTCGGTCGATGAGTACACGCCGAACTTCACCAACACGACCTTCACGGGCAACTCGCTGCGCCGCGTGGTCAAGGTCTCGCGCGAACTCGTGCAGGACGCTCCTGCTCGCGGTGCTGACTTCAGCGTCGAGAGCATGGTCGCGCAGCGCATGGGTCGCCTCTTCGGCCAGTCGATCGAGTACCAGTTGTGGCACGGGAACGGCACCAACAAGCCGCAAGGTCTGAAGAGCGCCACGCTCGGCACCGCTACCACGCTCGCGACCGACGGCACGCTCACCGCCGACGAACTCATCGACTGGGTCTACAGCCTGCCGATGAAGTATCTGAAGAGCCCGTCGTGCGCGATCGTCACGAGCCAGTCGTTCCTGACGGCCGTCCGCAAGTTGACAGAGAAGATCACGACCACGACCTCTGGTGCTGCCTCGGTGGCCTACCTCTGGGAGCCTTCCTTCCAGGCCGGCACGCCCGACCGTCTGCTCGGAATCCCGGTCTATGTCACGCCGTGGGCACCCACGCTCGGCAATGTCAACGACCAGATCCACGCGGTGATCGGCGACTTCCAGCACATGGTGGTCGCGCAGCGCACGGGCATGAGCGTGCAGGTGCTGAACGAACTGTACGCCGGCAACGGCCAGATCGGCTACCTCGGCGAGATGCGCCTCGACGCGAAGGTCGTTCGCTCCGATGCGTTCCGCGCTCTGAAGGATGACAACACCTGATAGGTGGATGGTCGGATGAAATGAGGGCGGGCCGCAAGGCTCGCCCTCTTTCCTTTGGAGGAGACATGAGAGTCCACATTCTGAAGACCTTCTCGACGAGCGCGGCGGCGTACGCCGCAGGGATGCGCTGCGAGATTCCAGATTCCGACGCTGTGCGATACATTGCGTCCGGCTTGGTCGAGCGCGACGAGCCGAAGATCGAGACTCCCGAGCGAGGCCGCGTGCGGCTCCGCAAGGCGACGAAGGAGGCGAGCGATGCTGGCGATTGACGGTGCGACCTACCTCTCGAATGTCGAGGCCACCTCGCCGGCGGTCGAGCCTGTCACGATTGCCGAGGCGAAGGCGCATATGCGCGTCACGCACACGGACGAGGATACGCTGATCACCTCGCTCATCGTGGCGGCTCGCAACTATGTCGAGGGACTGGCGAATCGGCCGCTCGTGAATCGCACCTATACTCTGAAGCTCGATCGCTTCCCCGGCGGCTATGAGATCATCCTCCCGGCCGGCAAGGTCTCGGCGGTGTCCTCGATCACCTATGTGGACACGGATGGCTCGACGCAGACCTTGAGCGCAAGCGCGTACACGCTCGAAGGCCAGAGGCTCCCAGGCTCGATCGTCATCAACCCGAGCACGATCTCGGCGTGGCCGAGCACGCGGTACTACGCGAGCATCTCAAGCGTGACGATCGGCTATACGGCCGGCTACGGCGCGGCGGCGGCGAATGTCCCGCAGGCACTTCGGCAGGCCGTGCTCATGGCCGTGGCCTACTGGTACGACATCGCGAAGGAGACCGGGAGCGAGGTCAACCTCGCCGAGGTTCCGCACGGTGTCGAGTCGCTCGCTCGCCTCTACTCGATCCCGAGGTTCGCATGAGGCGCGTCCGCTCGGGCCTGATGCGGACACCGTTCACGGTCTATATCCGGACTGCGACCACCTCGGACGAGTTCAACTCGAAGACGCTCTCGTATCTGACGGCCGGGCAGATCGTGTGGGGCTACATCCAAGGCCAGAGCGCAGGCGAGACGATGGAGAAGCGCGGCATGACGCACGAGCGATCGTTCACGATCATGTGCCGAGCGCAGGATGAGCAATGGCTCACGCCGTCTAATCGGCTCGTGGGCGACGCTATGACGCTTGAGATCATCTCGGTGCTGCGCGTGGACGATCGGCAGCAGACGATTACCTTGACCGTGCAGGAGGCGACATGAGCAAGGCCATAGCCTTTGAGTCGGCGATCGAGTTCTACGGTGGCCCCGAGTTGCTCGCGGCGTATCGCGGCATGGCCTCCGAGATCAAGCAGTCGGCCAACGAGGCGGTCGGCGAGGCCGTGCTCCGCAAGATCGCGGTCGCGATCGCCGACGCGGTGCTCTCCGTGCCGACGCTGACCGACACCGACCAGAAGCCGGGATCGAAGACACCCGGCGAGCGATGGTGGTACTACCGTCACCCGACCGGAACGCAGCGGCAGAAGGTCGCCTCGGCGATCCAGACGATGCCGCTCGGCTCGAAGCAGGATCGGCACTTTGTCGGCCGACGCTTGGCGATCGTCGGGCAGAGCGGCCAGTTCTATGGTCGCTTGATCGAGCGCGGCTTCAAGGTGAAGTATTACTACGGGGAGAAGATCAAGAACCCGAAGGAAGTTCCGGGGAAGTGGCCGATGTCGCGCGCCTTCCGCAAACTGCGCCCCGAGATGCAACTCGAAGCGATCCGGCAGTTTGCTGATCTGATCGACTCGCTCGGTGGCAAGCGCATCACCCCGAGGATCCCCTAATGCCGCAGACCGTGTGGAACATCGAAACGGCTGTCTGGGACAAGATCGACGCTACGAGCGCGATCACGACCCTCGTCGGCAAGGGCAACTCGTCGCGAGCCTTCCCCGAGGTGCGCTTCGACGGGGCCGTGCGCCCGTGCATCGTGTACGAGTTGGCCTCGTCCCGGCCGTTCCAGACGCTCTCGGGATCGCCGACCCTGATCTTCTCGACGATCGCGATCCATTGCATGGGCGATACCAAGATCCAAGCCGTGAACCTGGCGCGCAAGGTGCAGGATGCGTTTCAGGACTGGAGCGGCACATGGTACGACGGGGCTACGCTCAAACTCACGGTGAGCGGAGGCCGCACGAGCACGATCACCACGGACTATCTCGCCCCGACAGATGGTGCTACTTACGGTTTGTTCGTGAGCACAGTCGAAGTAACCTGCTTCCACACGAACTAACGAGGCACACATGGCACTTTCTTCCTACGGCTCAACTCTCACGATCGGCGGTAGCAGCGTCTCCGAGATCATCTCGCTCTCCGTCGGCGGCTCAAGCGTCGCCGAGATCGATGTGAGCACTATCGATTCAGCGACCAAGTCCTTCACGACTGGCATCGAGGACGGCGGCACGGTTTCGCTTGAGGTCTTCACGCCTGCGAACTACTCCGGCGGAATCGCGGCACTCGTACCGACTGCGGGAACCACGACCGCCTCGTCGTGTGTGATCAACTTCGGCAACCCGTCGGGCGCGTACATCACCGCCACCTTCGACGCGCTGATCGTCTCGCACGCGATCGCCGCCGCGATGGATACGGGAGTCCGCTCGACCGTCACTCTCAAGCTCACGAGCACGATCACCTGGAGCAACTGACATGGCATATGTCGCAAACGGAACCACGGTAGAAGTCGGCACGACCACGAACACCTCCTCGCCGGCAACCTACGCGAGCGTGATCGAGGTCACCGACATCTCACTCTCCGGCATCACCGGAGCGACGATCGACACGACCGCGCTCACCGACAGCGCACGCAAGGCCGTCATCGGCCAAGTGGACAACGGCACGGTCTCTCTGTCGATCTTCCTCCCGCCGAGCGACAATACGCTCCTCGGCTACCTGAAGCCTGCCGGCTTCGTGAACGGAACCTATCGCAACTTCAAGATCACCTTCGGCGGCTCGACCTCGACCGGGAGCGAGATGAAGTTCGACGGCTTCGTGACTTCGCTCAATGTCTCGGCCGGCATCGACGCGGCCGTGACCGCCGACCTGACGATCCGCATCAAGGGCGCGCTCACCTGGACTGGGTGATCTAGCCTCGCACATCTCGGAGCACACACACCATGACCGCCTCGAAGGACTTCATTCTGTCGCTTGCTACCTCGATCCCAGTCGAGGCCGTGAGCATTCCCGGCGTGGCCGAGCCTATCTCGGTGCGCGGCCTTACGGCCGGCGAGCGCGATGCCTTTGAGGCCGCGTGCTTCGTCGGCAAGGGCGCGAGCAAGGAGATGAACTTCGTCAACCTCCGCGCTCGGCTCCTTGTGCGCTCGATCTGCTCGCCGGATGGCAAGCGGCTCTTCGCCGACGGGGATGTCGAGCAGATCGCCGCGCTCCCGGCGCGCGTGATCGACCCGCTCTTTGAGGTCGCCCAGAGGCTCTCCGGGATGGGATCGAAGGACATCGAGACCCTCGCGGGAAACTGACCGAGCGAGGGCTACGGCGGTTCCTCTTCCGCCTCGCTCTCGCGCTCGGGATGACGGTCGAGGAACTTGAGGGCCGCATGAGCGCGCGCGAGCTCGCCGAGTGGCAGGCGTTCGACGCGCTCGAACCCATCGGGCACATCCGCACCGACTACGGCTTCGCTATGCTCGCCACGCTGTACGCTAACAGCCACCGCCGCAAGGGCGACGCGCCGGCCAAGATCACGGACTTCATGCCGTTCATCGCTAACAAGCCTGCCGCGAAGGCAAGCGATCCAGAGGCCATGATCGCTATGCTCAAGTCACTCACGGGAGGCTCGGATGGCGACCGTCGGTGATCTCTTCATCAACTTCAAGGTGCGTAAGGAGGGACTGGATGCCGGGAGCCAGTCGCTCGGCCGTTTCGTGGACAAGTCCAAGAAGCAACTGAACGACCTGAACCAAGGATTCGGCGGTCTCCAGAACACGCTCTCGACGGTCGGCATCCCCACGGGCGTATTCGACACAGCCCAGAGCATGGTGAATGTCCTCACGAAGGGCATCCCGTCGATCATCAAGGGATTCTCGAGCATGAGCGCAGCGGCCTCGCTCTTCAAGGGGATCATCATGGGGATCGGTGGGCCGATCACGCTGATCGTCGGCGCGCTCGCAGGCATCGGAGGAATGATCTACAAGGCGTACTCGGATGCCGCCGAGACCTCGAAGAACATGATCGAGGGCTACGCGAAGTACGCCGAGGAGCGAATCAAGTCGACGATGGATGCTCTGAAGGGAGCACGGGCCGACGAGGAGTCGATGTCCAAGCAGGCCGACAAACTCCGGCAGGGCGTGCAGACCAAGGAGAGGCTCCTAGCCGTTCCGGCGGCGCAGCGCGATGCCGAGGCACGCGCGATCTCGAACTCGAACACGCTCGCAGAAGCGGCCCAGAGGGTGCGCGATGCGGAGTACGGCGTGCTCCAGGCTCGCGCCAATGTGAAGACCACGACGGCCGATCTTGTGAAGTACCAGTTGCAACTTCTGAACCTCCAAGCGGCCGGAGTCGATGAGGAGGATGATCGCTTCATCGTGGCGAAGCAGATGGCCGACGCGCTTGAGAAGACGCTCGCCGACGAGAAGTCGATCCTCAAGGTGCGACAGGACACGCTCAAGACCGCCCAAGAATCCTCGACGCTGACCTCGCGCGACATTGCCGCGACCGAAGCCTTGCGGAAGAGCGAGGCCGAGGCGGCTCGCATTGCCGACGAGAAGGCTCGCAAGCAGGAAGCCGACGCTGCATTCCGGCAGGAGATGCTCGCCATCGAGGACGAGATGATCGGACGGCTTCAGGGGCAAGATGCGCTCGAAGATCGGATCTATCGCCGCCGACTCGAAGCGATGGGACTGGAGAGCGGCCAAGTCCAAGCGATCATGCTGCGTCGTGACGAGGAGCGAGCGGCCGCGAAGATTGACGAGGCTCGCAACAAGGCCGAGGACGATCTCAAGACGCTCGTCGAGCAGCGTGCGGAACTCGAAGAGAAGATCGCGCAGACCGTGGCCGAAGCATCGGCGAAGGCTCTGGCCGACGATGTGAAGCGGCAGCAGTTCACCGAGAGTCTGGACACCGCGATCGGCGAGTTCAAGATCGCCGGGATCACGGATGCCGTGGACATCCAGAAGCGAATCGCGGACGAGAGCAAGTTGCAGACGGCAGAACTCCGCAAACTGAACGAGAAGATCGGGAACCAAGAAGCACTCCTCCAATGAGGCACGCATGGCAGTAATCACCCAGAGCGTCGAGGAAACGCGAGCGACCGACTCAAGCGGCGCGTCGGTGCGGCTCATCGTGACGGAGGTCTCTCCGCAGACCGCCGCAGGATGCATCTCGCAGTTGACCTCGTACACGCTCGGCTCGGCCTACAGCGGCTCGACGAATGTCCCTAACGCGACGATGCGGTCGCTCTCATACGCGCCCGTGGACGGGAGCGGCGGCAAGACTTGGACGGCCACGGCGACCTACTCGAACGCGGTCGAGTCATCGAGCACGACCACATCGAGCGGTGGCATCGACGCGAGCGCGCAATACTCGAAGCATGAGGCGAGCGTCGTGGTCGAGTTCGTCGATGCGTGGCGCGTGAGTCCTAGCGCGCCTGCGAGCCTGAACACTCCGGCCGAGACCGACATCGGCGGGACTCCGATCGACACGATGGGCGAGCCGCTCTCGGTCATGCGCCGCAAGCAGGAGATGACCTTCACGGTGCGCCTCGCGAGTGCGTCGATCAACAAGACCACGATCCTCAACCTGATCGGCAAGCGGAACAACGCGACCTTCCTCGGTGGAACGGCCGGCTATGTCCTCTTCCACGGCTTCCGCCAGTCGCGCATCGGGCCGAATCTCTACGATGTCACCTATGTCTTCACTTGGGACGAGTGGGCGCACCTTCGCCAAGTCCCGGCGCGCGACTCCGATCTCCAGACCAAGCGCGGCACGGGGGCATACGCGAACAAGGCGTACGAGGTCTACTGGAAGCAACCCTTCCCGAGCACGGGCGACTTCACGACGCTCCCCGGATACTGACCATGAAGCCGTCGATCTCACGAGGACTAGGCGCTCTCACGCCAGATACCTGGAAGGAACTCTACCAGACGGTCGAGTCCGTGAAGACTGGCGAGGGAACGCGCGAGTCGGGATCGTTCCAACGATTCACGGCGAAGATCGACAGCAGCGCGATCGTGACGGCCGGCACGGCGAAGTGGAAATATGCGTGGACTGAAGTTCGACTCGCGACGAACACCTCGGCGACCTTCTCGACGGTCTCGGGCGGTCGCTCGGGCACGACCTCGACGGGCTACGCGATCAACCTCCTTGAGATGGCGAACACGAGCACGACGGCCTACGGCTTCGCGGTGACCTCGCTTGAGCTCGACGATGCCGACGGCTTCTATGTCGGCGCAGTACCGACCGGGACGATCGTCGAGATCATCATGCGACGCGCGACCGATGGCTCGCTAGGGTATGAGTTCATTGCTCCGAACCGCATCTTCGGTTCCTGCCCGAGCGGACTCGTGCAGGAACTCGACGGCGGCGAGTATGGGGTCTCCTGATGGCTGACATCATTAAACACAAGCGCAGTAGCGACACGGGCGAAGTCCCGACCGTCGGCGAGTTGATCGTCGGCGAGTTGGCGATGAACACGACCGACGGGAAACTCTTCACGGAGAAGGCCGATAGCAGCACGGTCTTCAGGTGGTCGAACGACGCGGCGGCGGCTATCACCGGGGGCACGATCAACGGGGCGACCGTCGGCGCGACCACGGCGGCCAGCGGTCGGTTTACGACGATCGAGGGCACGAGCACGACGGCCTCGACCTCGAGCACGAC